TATGCAACTGTGGTCGTCATGAAGAAATCACCGATCACCAAATACCGCGAAGCAAACGGCGATATGACGCTCGAAGACTTCGGTCGGCTGCTGAAGCCGGCCGTGGATAAGTCCACCGTTTCCAGATGGGAGCGCGGGCAACTGCCGTTCAGTCGCGTTCTGGAGATCGAGAAAGTCACAGGCATCAACCGGCGCCTCTTGGCCCCGAAGATGTTCAGGGGCTTGGAGGCTGCAGAATGAGGCATGAGATATTTCTGGAGCGCGCCGAGGAGATCCGCGGATATAGCGGGACTTCTGTGACGATTGCTGAGATCTGCAGGCTGACCGGCCTGACTAGGCCCACAGTGGCGCGATACGAAAAAATGTTCGGCTTTGTCTTCAACAGGGAGCGCGGCCGTCCAAGGATGGCCTCCGATCAGGTACCAGAGATAAAGAGGCTCGCTGCCGAGGGAAAAACTAGAAAGCAGGTTTCGATCGAGCTTTCTATCTCCCCGAACACTCTCGTCCGTCTCATCGAAAGGTATGGCATCGAATTCGTTCACGGATCGGTAGCCAACAGGAAGGTCGATGCCAGGGCAGAAATCATGCTCGCGATGTATCAGGCCGGTAAGACGCTTGCCGAGATCGGCGCCGTCTACGATTTGACGCGTGAGCGCGTTCGCCAAGTGATGAACAAGAATTTCGGCACGAAAGCAGACGCCGGCGGCCAGCATATTCGCGCTTGCCGCAAAGCTTCGAAGCGGGCGGCAGATAAAGAGCGTCGATACCAGCAAAAATACGGGTGCTCTACCGCAGAGTATCTCGAGCTTTCTAAGATTGGCGAGCGGATGCGCGAAGGTGGAGCCCTGTTCGCGACGACGCCGATCGGTGCCTTCACCTGCCAGAGGAAGAACGCCGAACGTCGCGGCATTCCGTGGCATCTCGTTCTTTGGGACTGGTGGCAAGTCTGGGACCAGTCCGGGAAGTGGGGAAATCGCGGTAGGCACAAAGGCGAATACGTCATGTGCCGCTTCGGGGATGTTGGGGCCTACGAGGTCGGAAACGTCTACATCGCGACATGCAGCCATAACTGTTCCGTCCAGCCAAACCATCCTCGTCGCCAATCGTCTTCTATGGAGATCGCGGCATGACGCACTCATTCTTGCAGCGCTCTGAGCGCCCTACACAGGCTGAAGGCAAGGTCTTCGGACATCCTCAAGCTGACAACCACGTCCGCTTTCTTTGTGCCGTCTCCATGCTGAGACACGGCAGCGAAGGACATACGGACCAGTCCTTCCTCGTGGAAAAGCTCGGTGAACAGATCGACGTAGAGCGGCTTAATGCCGTCGTCGAACACGACGAGCCAGTCGTCTCCGTCTTTGATCTTCCCGACGCTCCTAGCCATCGTTTCTCCGTTCGGAAGGTGTGCGCATCATGACCGACCTTCTCTCATGGGCTGCAGCCTCCCTCACATGGCTGACCATAATTTCCATCCTTTGGCATCAAGACACACTCGCCTCTCTCGAAAACGAGAGAAAGGCGAAGGAAGAGGGGCGGATATGACTAGTCTCACCATCATCCCTTCCCATGACCAGATTGATATCGAAACGAAAGGTGACCTCGTAGCTATCACGCAGGTAACTGATGTCGACAGCATAAGCGTCTGTTTTCACAAGCGGTACATCGACGAAGTTATCAATGCTCTCGTGGAGGTCAGAGGGCCAAGCGAGCAGGAGATGATGGAAGCAGAAATGCGCGCGGTAATGGCTGCTCGACGTAACGAGGTGTCGGCATGATCGAGCTTCCGGCCTACCTGATCGACGCAATCTCACGCTTCGACAAATCATCCGAACAAAGAGACACCCGACCATCTGTCGAAGATCTCCAATTCTCCCAAGCAGAATACATCGCTGCTTTCGAACGAATGAAGGCAGCACTTGGGCAGGCATTTGTCGAAATCGAACTGAGGGCAGCAAGCCATGACTGACACGGTTTACATCCTGCTTCTGATCGTCGGCGTCCCGGGTATCGCTATCACCGTCCTTTGCCTCGCTATCTGCGTGACCTCTGGTCGATGCAGCCGCAGGGAAGAGGCGGAAATCGATCATGCGGCCCTCGAAGGCGATCTCACCCACTACATCCGCTCGCTCAATAAAGGCGAGGTGGCGTGATGGGCTGGCAACCAATCGAGACGTACCACGCAGCCGATCGGTTCACGAAGGTGAAGCAAATCCTTTGCTGCCATGACGACGGCAGGTGGATGCGTTTCGGTCGGTACTACCCAGAAATGAAGCGCTGGTACTACAGCGGCACATCTGAGAGGTCCCAATGGGCTCAAGTCGAAGGTGACGAGCCTACGCATTGGATGCCTCTCCCTGAATTACCCTCCCTCAATCCTGGTCCTCCCCCGGTAGATTGAGGCGCCGGTCCCGGCTCTCCTCCTCACGTCCGGTCGGGACCGGCAACATTTGCATACGAGGCAGCGAAAAACGCGCCAGAACTTTAACGGCAGCCACGCCCAACGGCTCAAAACAATCGTCGAGCGTGGCTGCATCACCGGAAGCAACAGGCGGCGGAGCGCTCCGGTGAACTAGAATTACGGGTTTACCGGCTTCCCCGGCGGGCCTGCGAGACGAAGGGCCAGCGGCCCCTGCAAGGGTCGGTCCTTCGTCTCCATTAATGCTCCTGATCGGCATCTGCTCGGCTCCTTAGACAAGCCCAAGATGCACCGGACGGAGATAGAAGAAATGGGAATTTCACCCGAAGACTCGGGAAAGATTAATAAGCAGGGCAAGAGAATGTCTGACGTAGCAACAGCAAATTTTCTGGTCGAGCAGATCGGCGGGAAACGCCATATCGGCGACATGCTGCACTCAGCGTGGCGTGAACTGAGCAAGCGGTTTCCGCACAAGAACGATCCAGAGAACAGATGGACTGAACGCCGCCTGCGGGGGTGGTGGAACAACGAAAGCCAGATCGTCAAGCATTTCCAGATGGTGGAACTGTACGAGACGGCGGAAGCACTAAGGAAGGCACGAGACCAGCATGCCGAATTCATCGAGAAAACCGCCCGTATTCGTCAGATGGCTAAGCTTGCCAAGACGAATCCGGTTGGCGGCGTGGCTCCGCGATAAAGGCGCGAGCTGGGCGGAGTGGGTCTGCCCCGAGATTAAGGAAGTCGACGAGAAGAAGGACGACGAGTGATGGAAAAAATAGCAGGCGTATTCGCTTTCGGCATGATCTTAGCCGTGGCGTCCCCGATCATTGGCGTCCTGCTCGGCGCCTTCTCTGGATGGTGTGTCGGCCTAGTCTTTGAGCAGGAGGTTATGGGCTTCCTAGCCCGTCTCGGGCTCAACACGGCAGGCCTGACCATGTGGCAGCTCGGTGCTGCTCTCGGCTTCATCGGCGGTTTTCTCAAGACGACCGTTCACCATAGATCCTGACGTTCCCCACGGCTGCATCCCTTCCTCCAAGGAGCAAGCCGAAACTACCGGAGGGGTAATGCCCTCCGGGTTTTTCTTCACAAGAGGCAGCGATGACGAAGCTCAAGGTTCTAGATCTCTTCAGCGGAATAGGCGGCTTCAGCCTCGGCCTTGAGCGGACAGGCGGCTTTGAGACGGCGGCCTTCTGCGAGATCGAACCATTCCCCCGCCGAGTATTGGCAAAACACTGGCCAGAGGTTCCTTGCTATCATGACGTTAGAGAACTCACAGCAGACGTTCTTCGACGAGACGGAATATCCGTTGACGTCATCTGCGGCGGGTTCCCGTGCCAGGACATCAGCACAAGTGGCCGTAAGGCGGGCATTAATGGCCAGCGCAGCGGGCTATGGTCGGAATACGCACGGCTCATTGGCGAGCTACGACCACGTTTCGTCATCGTGGAAAACGTCGCAGCGCTGCTTAGTAACGGGATGGGCCGAGTTCTCGGAGACCTGGCCGAGAGCGGGTATGATGCGGAATGGGACGGCATCCCAGCATGGTTCGTTGGCTCCCCTCAAACAAGGGACCGGATCTGGATTGTGGCCTACCCTCAAGGCATCAGACGGAAATCAGTATTCGAAGAACTACGGCTATTTCACTCGACGAGCTTTGGTGGCACCGGATCTGCCGGTAACCGTCGGTCTAACAACGCCTCCGACGCCGAAGGGATATTATGGCCGCCTGAGTCCGCCCTGGTGCGAGTGGCTGATGGGTTTCCCGGTAGGGTGGACCGCATTCACGGATTAGGAAATTCAGTCGTCCCGCAAATCCCGGAAATGATCGGCCGTGCGATCCTCGAAGCAGAGAGGGCCGCAGCATGACACAGAAGCTCCTCGAACTCTTCAGATCCGGAATGGACACGCAGGCGATTGCCAAGAAAATCGGCAAGTCTGAAGCGTGGGTCTACGCCGCCATCCATCGCGAGCGCTGCCTTGAGAAGGGCGACACGGCCCACGAGGAATACCGGCACAAAGGCAGGCAGGCGCCTGCAAAAATCAAGAAACGCAAGCGCAACCACAAACGAGAATACCTACAGAAGATGGCGAATAAGGGTCTAGCGCCTCTCAAGTCCGTTCCATTCCGCAAGCATAGAAGGTGGGTGAAGAATGAGGCGGCCGCATGACCGATCCGCAGACAATGCTCGAATGGATGGACAGACGCATGTGGTCAATCGCCACGTGGCTTGAGACCTTCGGCCGATCCGCTTCAAAGCCCCGTCCAGAGCTAGACATATCTGCCAAGGAAGAAGACCTCCGCATGTTCACCGAGCTTCGCGGCGCCTACGAGAAAGCGCTTGCCAAGAAGCGTGCAAGCGAGGCAGCGGCATGACGGCGGTTCTTTCACGCGAAGAGGGCCGCAAGCTCCTCCAGCCAAAGCGCAAGAGCAAGTACAACAGCCGCAAGGTCGTGATCGACGGCATCACCTTCGATTCCGTCAAGGAAGGCAACCGCTATCTGGCGCTCCGAGCCAAGCAAGCGGCCGGCATCATCTCCCATCTGGAGATACAGCCGAAGTTCAAGCTTTACGGCCGCAACGGCGCTCCGGTCCTCATCCGATCGGCTCGATACAAGAACGGCCGTCACGCCGTTTGGAAAGGCGACTTCGCCTACTTCTGCTCAGAGCGCAACAAGCGCATCTGCGAGGATGTGAAGGGCGTTCGCACTCAAGTTTTCATCCTGAAGCGAGCAATCGTTGAAGCCTGCTATCCGGGCCTCGAAATCGTGGAGATCTGAATGAACGAGCTATTGGAAATCCTCTCTCCAGTCCTTGGCGAAGACCTTGCAAAGGACATTATCGCCCACCGCCGCGGCAAGAAATGCCCGCTGACTCCTCGTGGAGCGAAAGCACTGCTCCGAGAGTACGAGGCGACCGGCAACCCGATCACCGCAGCCGAGGAACACCTGAACCGTGGCTGGCAGGGCTTCAAAGCCGAGTGGGTCATGAAGGGCAAGGGCTTCACCGATCCTCACAACCCCATGCCGCGCCAAGAGTCCCGCGAAGAATACCTCGCTCGCGCCGTCCAGAAGAACAACGAGGACTGGGAAGGCAACTCCCGCGCTCGTCAGGTTCGCCAGCTCATGGCGCAGGCGGTGAAGCAATGATCGACCATTGCCAGCGTCAGCGCGACATCATCGCCAGAGAACACCTCCAGTTCTTCGAAGAGAACGTCTCTCAGGAAGCCTTCGTCATGGGCGTCAACCGCAGAGCTTGGCCTGCCGGGGCCAGGTACTTCTACGCCATTCAACAGGTTTGGATGCCTCGCAACGCCGCACACAAGGAAGCCGCAGAATGAATATGAGACCCGAATTCGACATAGATACAGCCTCGAAGATGTGGAACGAGGGTTTCTCTGCCGGCATGATCGCAAACGCCCTTGGCGTCTCTCGGAACGTCGTCATTGGGAAAGCCAATCGTAACCGGGATATGTTCCCGAACAAGGCAAAGACCGGCATCAGGGGAGGCCATCGGGTAGGTATACCTCGCGCCGAGCTAACCGACGAAGAGCGCCGGCGTCGCAACGAGAGGCAGAACGCCAAGCGCCGTGCTGAACGCGGTCAAGCTAGAGCGGATAGAGCCAGCCGTGCGGAGTCAGCCGAGAATCTCCGCCAAGCCCGAGAGGAAAGGGCCACGCAGCGCCGCGAGCGCGGGTTTACCGCGGCTATCGATATTCCGCTCCAGGCAACGGCAAAGCCGCTCTATGAGCTTCGCGCGTGCGATTGTCACTGGCCAGTAAACGACGGAGGGCCATACCTGTATTGCGCCGCTATCGCCGCCGAGGAATCGGACTACTGCGCTGAACACCTGGAGCGCTCGCTGCCAGAGCCTGCGAACCGGAGGGTAGCGGCATGATTGCGGCAAGAGACTACACGTCCGCCGACGAGATGCGCGCCAGTGCACACGCGCTGCGTCGGAAGCTCATGAATACGGCGCCGCTCAAGAAGATTGTCGTAGACGCGCCTAAGCCAGTCGTCGTTGCCATTCGCCCCTTATGGAGGTGGACGGAAACATCCTTCGACGCCCATGTGAGAGATTGGCAGGTATGGCGTGCGGAGCAAGCGTCTCCTTGCAGGGCTCACATGCGCCGCCGCTGCGAAGATTTCGGCATCACCATGGAACAACTGATCGGGCGCAACCGGTGCCACCCGATCGTCGACTATCGGCAGCTCGTCATGTGGGAACTCAAGACAATTATCAAACCAGAGATCAGCTACCCGGAAATCGGCAGGCTTTTCGGCGGCAAAGACCATAGTACGGCACTTCATGCGGTTCGCAGAGTGGCGGCAATCAAGGCTCAGCAATAAACGAGGAACAGGCGGAATGAGTTCGAAGGCGGCAAAACTGAGAACTAAACGTGCATCACGAAGCGCAGGACGACCTCGGAAAGAGAATGTCGAGCGATACCCAAGTGGGAAGATCAAACCATCTGAGACCGAGAAGGAAACGCAGGCTGTGGCAATCCAGGCTAGGAAGCGCATACACGGCTTCAGCGACAGCACCCCAGACAAGACCGTTGCAGACCAGCGGGCAGGCTATACGCTCGGCCTCATGTGGATCGATGGCAAGATCAGCGAGGAGCAGCTAGAGGCGGGGAACGAATACGCATTGGCTATCGCTCGCTATCATCGCCTCGTCGGCATCCCGTTCCCATCGGCGCGGGCTCAATCACTGTTCAGCATCAAGGGGCATGACGGCGAAGTCACCGAGGCTCACGCAGCACGCGCACGATCGGCAAGCAACCTTATGATGCGGCTTCAAGGCATCCTGCTTCAGTGTGTGGATGGTCCACAGGTGCGCCAGACGGTAAACTCTGTTTCGGTTATGGATCTCCAACACCTTCGCGACATGCCACCACAGCAAATCCTTTGGCTTCGTAGGGGATTAACGGCGCTGATACAATCAGGGGCATTGCCAAATCATAACCGAAATGCTACCGATATTACACGCTTCGAAGTTCGCGCTTCGGCGTGATCCCATTTAGGAACTGCAGTTTAGCGCCTGATAGCCCGCCACTGGAATTTGTCACCCAGTCGGCGGGTTTTCGATTCAGGAGATATCGTGGATACCCTCGACATCATCTCCGATCCTTTCTCCGCCCTTGATAACTGCTGCTACATGCGCAAAGCCACCATGGACGGAATAGAGGGCTACGTCCTCCTAGACTGCGACGGAGAGGTTGAGTTCTTCACCGACAACCGTAGCAACATATTCTTCCATGCCGCAAAGCATGAGCTGGTAATCGTCCAGCCGAATTGAGGCCAGCCATGGTCATCTACATCGTTGATCCAGAGACGGGCAAAGCCAAGCTCATCCACGACGAGGAGGCCTACGCCTTGAACGTCACGCTTCGTCACTGCCGGATCAGCTACGTCAAGCTGAAGGCCGCGTCATGAGCATCTTCAAGGCCATCAGCAACGCCATGACGCCTACGCTGCGGGCATGTGTGATCCTCGCCGTCATCTTCGGCTGCGCCATCCTCATCTCAACTCTCTTCGGATGCGCAACACCGTATCAGCCGCCATGCTCTGATTGCTGGATGGCTTTGTGATGGAAGGCCACGTTCTGGAGCAGGCCAAAGAGGCTAGCATCTCAGCGGTTGTCACCCGCGCTGACGGAACGGTCGAGCAGCTTGGCATCATCAGCTACTGGCACAGGAATCCCCTCCGCAGGGTGGCGTGGCGCGTCAAGCAGGACTTGAAGGAATTGCTCCAATGGTCTCACGAGTCCAAAACGCGGGTCTAGCCCGCATCACGTCCTTGCTCGCCGCTGCCTCCTGGTGGCTGCAGTGGGGAACGGGGTCAGCAGCAGCGGCGACGGCGAACGTTGTCACTACGACCACGACGACCGAAGCGCGCGTCTCCGCCACCCCAGCGCAGGGCACAACCACCGTCACGAACGACAAAATCGTGTTTACCGGGACGGTCACAGCGGCAGGCACGCGGGCAATCACAGAGGTGGGCGTGTTTGATGCGGCTGGGTCCGGTTCTCCCCCGACTGGCGGCAACATGGACGTCTATGGTGACTTCAGCGCGATCAACCTTGCATCCGGAGACTCGATCGCTTTCACGATCAATGTGACGTTCTCGTAAGGTCCGGAAATGGCCATTGCGGTCGGTTCAGTCAGCAACACGCCGCTACACGGTAGCCGCACCAATACGACCATCACGGCACCAACGGGCATTGTGAACGGTAACTTATTAGTTGCCGTGTTGTTTGTCGGTCATGCAAGCGCGTTGCCGTTGCTCGCAGTTACGCCGCCTGCCGGATGGACGGAGGAAACGAACAGCCCTAGCGGTATTGATGACACTGACCCTTACGAAGTCTCGGTGCGTGTCTATCATAAGGTTGCATCGGGCGAGAGCGGCGACTACACATTCACGCACGCCGCCGCCGAAACGCAAGGTTATATGTATCGGCTGACCGGCGCGGATACGTCAACGCCGATTGACGCAACGCCTGTTGCAACCCAATACACAAGCCCGAACGGTCAAACGACGACATACGGCAGCGTGACGACAGTCACGAATGGTTGCTTTCTGATTTTCGCAGAATGCGACTGGGATGGCCCAGGCTCCGGCACGGTTTCAGGAACCACGCCGAGTATCGCGCTGCGACGCGCTGGCACCGTCACTTGGCTTGGTGACGGTTCGCAGACGACGGCAGGCGCGAGCGGCAGCCGAACAAGGACTAACGGCAACAGCAGCACTTTCGGCCGCTGGGCCTCTATCGTTGTTCCGATCAGACCAGCCGGTGTTGGTGGGTCTACGACGCCGCAGGCGGTAAGCGCAACAAGCGCGTCATCTATTGCCATCGTGAAGCGGGCGGGCAAGGTGGTGAGCGCTGCATCTTCGGATGTAACGACCGTCACCAAGCGAGCAGGGAAAGGCATATCGGCAGTTTCGGCTACGACGGCCCTGGCGAATGCAACGCGGGCCTTCCTGAAGACGGTCGCGGCCACAGTAAGCAGCAGCGCCGCCGTCTCGAGACAGGCAAGAAAGGTTGTCAGCGCCTCCTCGGTAGCTTCAGCAGCCATCAGGAAGGCAACCACTCATTCGGTGGCTGTTCTCTCGTCTGGGGCTGTCACGGTCACCAAGAGAGCAACGAAGTCTTTCTCTGCAGGGTGTGCAGCGAGTGCATCGGTCATCAAGTCGATCGGCAAGAGCCTAAGCGCGGCGCTCTCGCTCGCAGCCGCGCTAGGTTACGTCGTCAACACCGTTCTACGGGTCATCACCCCTTCGCCCATAGAGGGGCGTCGCATTGCATACATAGGCCACGAGAACAGGCTAGCAGAGACAGCAGCCGGCCGAACAAGGATCGCACAGGCGAGCAGCGAAACCCGCGCCGCTACGGTCCCTGAAGAAAACAGGTCTGTTTCTGCCCAACCGAACTCAAGAACAATCACGCCATAGGCGTCAGGACACCGTGTAGGGGACACCATGGCGCTTGAATGGCCCTCCAAAGACACTGACGAGGTTCTTGATTACCAGCTTGACTGGTCTGGCCGTCTTGGGTCGGACACCATCGCCACGTCTTCATGGACTGTCCCCGCTGGCATCACCAAGAACAGCGACACCAACACGGCCACGGTAACGACCATCTGGCTTTCATCCGGCACGCTCAATTCGTCCTACGAACTCCAGAACCGCGTCACCACGACGGGTGGACGCACGATGGACCAGACAGTCCGCATCCGTATCAGGGCGAAGTAGAAAATTCATACTGCGGAATGCCAATGCCTCATCGGCGGGCAGGAATAATATTCCAAGGAAGTGGCGATGAGCGAAGAAACAGAGGGCCCGATTGTCGAAAAAGACGAGAAGGGCCGATTTCTACCGGGTAATAGCGGATTCGGCGGAAGACCGAAAGGCGCCCGTAACAAGCTCGGGGAAGCCTTCCTTGAGGCGATGCACGATGACTTCGCGCAACACGGCGTCGGCGTCATCGCCCGCGTCAGAGATGAGAAGCCAGACCAATATCTCAAGGTAATCGCCTCGATCCTGCCGAAGGATCTCAACGTCAACATCAACCAGATGGACGATTTGACGGATGACCAACTTATCCAGCGCATCCGCTCTCTCGATTCAGCAATCCGGCCTTTCCTCGATGCTCAAGGAGCAAGCGACGTTGTTGGCGGAACTGGATCGGAGACGGCGCACTAACCGGCTGTCAACCTACGCTCCTTACAGCAAGCAGAAGGAATTCCACGAGGCCGGACGTAGTTTCCGCGAACGGCTGTTCATGGCGGGCAACCAGCTCGGGAAAACGTTAGCAGGCGCCGCTGAAGCTTCGATGCACCTGACTGGACGATATCCGGAATGGTGGAGCGGAAAGCGCTTTGACAAGCCTGTCGTCATGCTATCCGGTTCGGAATCGTACGAACTGACGCGCGACGGTGTGCAACGCCTGTTGATCGGCCCGCCGATGAGCGAAGAGGAATGGGGCACTGGCTATATTCCGAAGGCCGACATTATCGCCACCACGCGCCGCTCTGGCGTCTCTGGCGCGCTGGATAGCGTCACAGTTCGGCATGCATCGGGAGGCGCATCAACGCTTCTCTTCAAGGCATACGAGCAGGGTCGCGGTAAATGGCAGGCCAACACTGTTGATTACGTCTGGTTCGACGAAGAGCCGCCGGAAGACGTCTATTTCGAAGGCATCACCCGAACAAACGCAACGCGAGGGCTGATCGCCGTCACGTTTACGCCTCTTAAAGGCATGAGCACGGTTGTTGCTCGGTACATCCTGGAGAAGTCTCCAGACCGCGAAGTCATCACCATGACGATCGAGGACGCGGAGCATTACACGCCGGAAGAACGGCAGAAGATCATTGACAGTTATCCGCCACATGAGCGGGAAGCACGAACGAAGGGCATTCCGTCTCTCGGCTCTGGCCGCATTTTCCCGGTTGCCGAAGAGGCGATTGTGGTTTCGCCATTCGAGATACCCAAGCATTGGGCGCAACTCGGCGGTTTGGACTTCGGATGGGATCACCCGTTCGGTGCCGTGGCTTGCGCCTGGGATCGAGACGCCGACGTCTTTTACGTCACGAAGGAATATCGGGAGCGAGAAGCAACGCCGCTCATCCATAGCGGCGCTCTGAAGCCTTGGGGCGTCTGGGTGCCGTGGTCGTGGCCACATGACGGGCTGCAGCACGACAAGGGAAGCGGAGAGCAGCTTGCATCGCAGTATCGGGGCCACGGCATGAACATGCTGCCCGAGCGAGCAACGTTTGACGACGGGACGAACGGTGTCGAAGCCGGCCTCTCGGACATGCTTCAGAGAATGCAGACAGGCCGGTGGAAGGTTTTCTCTACCTGCACTCAATGGCTTGAGGAATTCAGGCTCTACCATCGCAAGGACGGCAAGGTCGTGAAAGAGCGCGACGACGTTCTGTCCGCCTCCCGATACGCCTTGATGATGAAGCGCTTTGCCAAGGTCAACACCGGTAACGCCGACTGGAATTTCAAGGCTCGAAAGGTCGTATAAATGGCAGAAATGACCGACGAGCGCCTTGCCGGCATTGTCTCCATGCTGGTCAAGGATTGCGAGAACTATCGCGACGAGCTGTCGAAAGACCGCGGAAAGGCGATGGAATACTACGACGGCGAAATGAAGGACGTTCCCGTCGAGGACAATCGCTCGAAGGTGGTTTCTCGTGACGTTCGTTCGTCGATCAAGAAGGTTCTGCCTTCCGTCATGCGCACGATCCTCGGCAATGATCAGGTTGTCGAGTATGAGCCGGTCGGCGAGGGCGACGAAGAAGCCGCACAGCAGGCAAGCGATTACGTCAACTATGTCGTGTTTCCGGAGAGCGACGGTTACGAAGCCGTTCAGGATGCGATCAACGACGCTCTGAAGCTTCGCAACGGCATTATCCGCTGGTGGTACGACAAGCGTGTCAAAGTCAGCGTGTCGACGCACACCGGGCTTGATGAGGCCGCGCTCGTGCAACTGGTCAAGGACGATGACGTCGAGGTTCTGGAGCAAAGCCAGACTGCGCAGATGATCGACACCCCGGAAGGGCCCATTCAGCAGGTCATCTACGACGTGAAAATCCGTCGCAAGGCGCCATACGGCTGCACCAAACTTGCCGCGGTACCGCCTGAAGAGTTCCTCATCCACCCGGATGCGCTGGATATCGAGGAAAGCCCGATCACCGGGATTAATCCTCGCCTTCGCCGGTCTGATCTCGTGGCAATGGGCTATGATCGCGACAAGATTTATTCCCTGCCGGCCGCTGGCACGGATATCGACAAGGACACCGAGGAAGACACCCGCCGCCGTGACCTCGACGACGATCTGGACTCGACCGCACGCGAGCTGCAGGAGATCGAATATTACGAGCTCTACGTTCGCGTGGACGCAGACGACGACGGGATTGCCGAACTGCGCCGCCTGGTGTTTGCTGGCGGGGTAGGGCTGGACAACCTGCTTGAGAACGAGGAGTGGGACGAGGTTCCATTCGCTGACATCATCTCGGAGCGTCGCCCGCACCAGCGCGAAGGCAATTCCATCTCCGATGACACGATGGACATTCAGCGCATCAAGACAGTCCTGCTGCGCCAGACCTTGGATAACCTCTACTGGCAGAACATGCCACAGCCGGTCGTCCAGGAAGGGACTATAACCAACCCTAGTTCGGTCTTGAGCCCGAAGTTCGGGGAGCCAATCCGGGTTACACAGGGCACCGACGCACGCACAGCAGTCGCTTACAACAACGTGCCGTTCGTCGCTAAAGACTCGTTCTCCATGCTCGAATACATGGACAATGAGGCGACAGACAGAACGGGCGTCTCCGACGCGTCGAGCGGGCTTGCCCCTGACGCATTGCAGAACATGACGGCCAAGGCGTCGGCCATGATCGAGCAGGCCGGCATTGGGCAGACAGAATTGATGGTTCGCACCATCGCGCATGGTCTCAAGCGGGTTTTCCGCGGTCTTCTGCGCATGGTCATCAAGCACCAGGACCAGCCGCGCACGGTTCGCCTCCGCGGAAAATGGGTAACATTCGACCCGCGCGAATGGAATGCGGAGATGGACGCCACGGTCAACACCGGCCTTGGTGCCGGCACCCGCGAACGCGACATGATCATGATGCAGCAGGTCATCAACCTTCAGAAGGACCTACTGCTCTCGCTTGGTCCCGACAACCCGTTCGTCAAGCCGGATAATCTCTACAACTCGATTTCCAAGTTTGCGGAATCGGCCGGGGCGAAGTCTCCGGAGCTGTATTTCACGAAGCCTGATCCTGTTGAGATCCAGGCGAAGATGGACGCGGCGAAGAACCAGCCGAATCCCGATGTGGTCAAGGTTCAGGCTCAGGCCGAGGCGCAGAAGCAGAAGGCGCAGCTCGACGCACAGATCAAGCAGCAGCAGAACGAGACCGACGCGCAGATTGAGATGGAGAAGCTGAACCGTGAATTTGCTCTGAAAGAGGAGCAGTTAAACCGAGAGCTTGAACTGAAGCGTGAGCAGTTGATGGCGGAACTTCATCTGAAGCGCCAGCAGAGCGCCGCACAGATCGCCATGAATGCTCAGGTGACGAACGCTCAGACGTCGCAGGTTGAAATCGGAGGCCAGCCAGGATGACCGACGCTGAAAAGGTCGCGCAGGCTCGCGCTCTCCTCGACACGCCACTCTTCCACGTCCTCTGGGACGAGATGGAGAAGGCAGCGATTGACGCTTGCATATTCGCAGACCCCAAGGATGACGAGAAGCGCCACGCCTTCGCGGCAGAGGCGCGCGCCATCAAGAATTTCCGCAGTAAGCTCAACGCCCTCGTTGGTGAAGCCAATACTCAGCGGAAAGGCGCCCCCGCATAGTGCCGGGGCACCCACAACCCTAAAAGGGAAACTCCATGACTATAGGCGAGAGTGCCAACCTGCCATCCTCTGGAGGCGGGAGCAAAACCGTTGAACCCTCGACTGATCTCAACAACCCAGAAAACCTGAACTTTTGGGACCCCTCTGAAGAAGAGCAGGATAATCCAGAACAAGGGGAAGAAGGGACTGAAAGCGAGACGGATGAGGCCTCCGAAGATGGCCAAGAGTCCGACGAAGCCGAGCAGCAGGAAGAACCTGACGCCGAAGAATCCGAAGGTGATGAGCCGGAGGAAGAGGGCGAGAAGGAAGAGCCTGTCGTCGTTACCCTGAAAGGCGGCGAACAAGTTCCTCTCGAGGAGCTTAAGCACGGGTACATGCGGCTTCGCGACTACCGCCTTAAAACCCAGGAGACGGCGAACAAGTCGAAGTCTCTTGAGGAAATGACAACGCGCGTCACACGGACCGTGGACGCCATCGCAACCCATCTCGCCGGCATGTTGCCGGAAGAGCCGCAGCCCACGTTGGCCATCCAGGACCCGAGTGAGTACACGCGCCGAAAGGCCATCTACGACGCGGCAATGGGCCAGGTCAACGCGATCATACGCCTCGCAAACGAACCGAAGGAAGTAGCCGGCAAGCTCACCAAAGCGCAGGAAGACGAACTCGTCGCCCTGAACGATGAAAAGCTGGCCGAAGCGTTTCCACAGACACGGAAGTCTCTCGCGGACCGTAAAAAGTTCTTCGAACAGACATTCCAGACGGCTCGTGATCTCGGTTTT